AACAAATCTTAATCCTAAATTATATAAATATAAACATTTATCTGCTTGCTCTGTATTCACTAATAATAAGCTTTTTTTTGTACCTCCATTGAAAAACATTTTAGCAACAGATTCAAAACAACTAAAAGAAATTATGCTATCACCTTGGTAAGAACCCTCTTTATAAGAAGCTGCTTTATCATACCTATACATAACATTTGTATAAGAATTTGTGTACTTTTGTAATTCTATTAAGTTGTTGCCCAAAATGGCCTGCAAGGTAACCACTGATTGTATTTCTGTCTGTGTAAAATTATTATTAGACATTTCTTGCAAACTCAAGTTATTTAAATAACCCCACAAGTCGCCTTGATTATCAGTTAAGGTTAATTGTTTAAGCATTAAATAAATTGAATCAAGTGGGTATTGTTTAATTGTGCAAAAAGCAACTAATGTTAGAGCTGTTTTACAAATAGCATGTAATTTTGTTATCTTTTTTCCTTTTATATGATATTTTAATGTACTTAAACCTAAAGGCCCTTCAAAAGCTAACTCGTCTCTCGGTATTAATATAACTGTTTTTTCATTGCTTAAAGCATATTGAAAATTGCTTGTAATGAAAGAAATAAAATCTGTATTTTTTTTAGTTGCAGACATACATACTAATGGCCTTCTTTTATCTTTTGTTAAACATGCATACAAAAATGCAATTTTATCTCTATCGGACAATGTATTGTCAACTTTGCTTTCTAATAACCGTAATTTTGTTGCATCTAACTCTATATCTACACCAGGGGCAGGTATCCTTTTATCATTTTTATAATCATCATTTGCAAATACATATTGTAAGAGAGGACCTGCAGGACTATCAAAATGTATTTGTTCATAAATTTTGGGCATAACAATTGCAAAACTTTTTGATTCAAAGGTTTTAGAATGTTCTTTTATTCGACTTTTTATCAATAATTCATAAAACAATATTGGAGCAAGTGAACCTTCTGTGTAAAAACGAGGGTCTAATTCTTTTTCTATAAAATCTTCAGTCCGCAATTTTACAATTAATAAACCAATAGTTTCCTTTATTGTTTTAAACCCTTCAAACAAACATCTCAATTCAACACATGGCTTACGCACAAAACTTGAGATTCTTAACAATGTTGCAAGTTTTGATTGTCTATAATATGCCATTGTAAATGTCGGCAATAAATAAAATGATTTTAAATAAGGTATAATCTTATCTGGATGATTAGGCTTCAGAAATTGATAACAAGGGTGTTCAGTTAAAAAATCAAAAGATTCATTGTATTTAAAATTAATCGCTTTTCTTATTTTTTCTAACCGCTTTGAATGGAAACTCTTGCTAAAGTTGGGTTTATTCACACCTATTAGTGCAATATCTGAATTCTCAAAAGTGCAATCCTTTCCATCAAAAAAAGGCATACTTAAAAATTTTAATAAAGCAGATTCCTTTAAGTTTTTTCCATACATAGTTAATCTATAATTATTTGGGTCACCATCTGATATTAAGTATAAAAGTGGCCAACATTCTGTTATACCAAATGCTTGTACAGGCATTGCAAATCGGTTTAAATCTTCGAAAACATCATTAATTTGAAATTTATTCAAAGAGTATAAATTTTGGACAAGCCAGTTATGTAGTTTTAAAAAGATTAACCCAACTTTATTTGTACAGCCAACTCTCATAACTTCAGCAACACGTGATCCAATTGCAGAACAATCCTCACAATAACCCATCCCAGTTACAGCACTAGTTATTTCTTTTGTTTTCTTTATTTGCGGGTATGTCATTACGCCATTAAATGTAAATAAAGATACAAATTCTTGAAACCAATTTGTTACAATTGTTTTTTTGTCGCTGTCTGTTATAGATGCTAGCCGCATACATGCTGCAGTAAAAGTTTTTATTCTCACAATTTCTATTGGTCTACATACGATGCCAAAAGTATAATCATCACTATGCTCCAAATGTTTAAATGTTACATGTGGAAATTTCTCAATAATTAGGTGCTTTGAAAATTCATAAGTTATGACCCCTTTAAAACTAGATAAATAATTAAATAAAC